CACCAGCTAAACCACCACCAGCTAAACCGAATACCTGCGCTGCGTTATTGAGTAGGCGTCCGCCGAATTGCTGGCCCGCAGACAGCGCTATATTACCAGCGGTGCCGCCAGCACTCGGCGGGGGAGCCGGATAAAGTTGATTACGGACTTGCTGTACTTGGTTATCGAACGAAGCTTCTTCGGCCTTAATAGCATCTGACTTTACACCCTTTAGCTTCGTGATTGTAGGCACGAAAGTATTAGTGCGATAGTCATTAGCAATCTGGTCGAATTCATCAGCCGTAGGCTTGCGACCATTGACCTGTGCCCACTGCTGCAAAGCTTCGGGCAGTGTCAGCGGGTGCGGTTCATCCTGTGCAGGCGGCGTACCTAAACCGCGCGGCCCATTATTAGTTGGCGCAGTAGCGACGGGCGGAGCCGGGGGTAACGGAGGTACGCTCGCGGCAGGCGGTAACCGTTGACCCATAAACGGCGAAGCCCCCGCATCGACTGTGCCGGGGGCTGCTATTGGGTAGTTCGGTTGGACAGGCGCGGGCGGCGGTAACGGGGGTGCGTTCTGCTGCGGCGGTAAGCCGAATGCCGATAATCCGTCAGCCATATTAGATGGACTCCAACAATTTTCTTAAGTACGCCTTGATCGTCTTAGGGTCTTTCATCGACAACTTCTTACCGTATGGAACTGTTTGCAGTAAGTTAGTCGTCTGTGTTCCCGAAGGCACGAATTGCGCTAAGCGCATATCAGGTTCATTGGTCAGGGAACTAATATCGTTCGGAAATGATTCTTTGAAATCACTACCCTGTTTACTAAGCCCAAAGAAGCTAGCCGTATTATGAGTGCCTTCCTTAGCTTCCTCACGCATTACACCAAACTTAGCTAGTTGGACCTGTAACTCCGACCCCATTCGTTGGTTGTTGCGCAACGACACCGGACCCGTGGGGGCTACCAATGGGCTGTTGATGTTGTTGAACGAGGTAATCATCTAGTCCAGCCTCTAAGGGTGTGCCCTTGACCACATATCGTACATAGTTGAGGACGGGTTGAACAGTCCTGCCACGCACGCGAAACGACTGATTCCACTTTGTCGGATCGCTAGCTAGCGCGGGTAAGTAGTGCTCAGCTATCGCCTTGTATGGGTCGCCATTGTATTTAGCGAGTCGGTTTGTAATGTCTTCTTGGAACCTACGGTCTTGTACTTCTTTAGGCGCTAATGCAGCCTTTGGATAACCGCCGTAATTATTCCATGTACTGTCGGTATACTGATATGCACCGCTAGCGGTATTGCCAACCTTCTCAGTATTAACCGCTTGGTAATTACCGGTCGATTCTTTCTGCTTGATAATGTTCGTAAGGAGATTGCGTGTACCTTCAAACTGCTGTGCGTTTTGTACTGCATCTGGTTCAACCTCAGTTGCAAAATACTTATTACGCATTAACTGCGGCAGTTGAATTACATTATTAGGCATCGTTGGCGGCGCATATTCATCCGGCAACGAACTTGCGTTGGGGTTAGCCACCATGGGCGCGTCTTGCTGCGGGTCAGGCTTAGGGCCTAATCCGAAGTTCGCGGCATTAGTGGCATCTAGGATAGGGTCAGCCATTACTGGTCTAAGTCCCCATCATTAGTATTTACCTGTGGTACACGGAAAGCATCATACGCCGGGTTAGGTGCGTAGTAGCTCTGTCCACCGTAGGCCGGTAGCTGGCCGGTTGTATTCTGCGGAGTTGCGCCCTGACCACCTTGATTACCCTGACCGCCTTGGGGTTGTGCGCCCATACCGGGCCAGCCGAATACAGCGGAGTTAGCCCCATACGTGCTTAATGGCGGTCGATTAGCTGCACGCGCACCGGCTGCGCCACCATTAGCGAAGTAGTCACCATGGTTTCCCAAATAGCCGATCTGCGCATTAATCTGTCCAGCCTGATACGGCAGCAAGTAACGCCGATCTTCAATATTACTAACTACACCCAAGCGCTGTAACGCGGCAGCTTGCTGCTGCATCGCACGTTCATAGTTTGCGTCATTATAGACGGTACTATTAATGTCGCCTGTAGCACCAATAGGTGTACCTTGATTATCGGTCCAGTTTACCTGACCATTAGCGCCCGGGGCATAGTGAAAGCCATAGAAGTCTGCGACATGCGCCGCAGCCGGTGTACCTAAACCGAATAACCGCGATACGCCATAGTCGTTACCAAGCTGGCGCGAGAATAGCTGCTGGCGCTGATCTTCATAACTAAGCGGTGCAGCGGCAATACGGTACGGCAAAATTGCCTGACCTAATGTATCTTCGCGCTGCTGATTGCGAAGCTGCAAAGGTAGAAAGTTATTGTACTGGTAGTCTTCCAGCCGGTTCTGGCGACCCTCACGCTGCACCTGTAGCTCACGCCCGGTGCCTTGATCGTAACCCTCGGTGTAGCGCCCGAATGGGTCGAAGTATACTTGACGTGCCATTAGCCGACTCCGTTTATACGGGTTCTTGTATTGTCGCGGCCATCTTGATAGCCAGCGTGCGCTGCAAAGCCATTACCGATGCTTGCCACGGTATCGCCAATAGCGTCGTAGCTACTAGCGAGCCGCGTCACACTTGCGGCCATACCTTGGCGGACAATCGCGCCGATACCTAGACCGATATTAGCTACAGCCAACTTGCGGTCGTTAGCACGGTTATTGTGGGCATCGGCCCAATTAAGTTCGTAGCGACTACCTGCGTTCCAGCCTGCGATGACAGTATGTGCGCGAGCCACCGCCATGTCGTAGTCAAGTCGGCGTTGGACGCCGATATTATACTTTGACGTGCGGCGACGTGACTCAAACCACTGGCGTTCTGTATTGGCTAGTACGCTCGCGATACCGCCCGGAGCGGACGCATAGTAGTCGTAGTTATAAGTAGGATTCGTCGTCGAGGACATTGCTTCTTGGGCGGTCTGTGAAATTGGCCCTTGATGCGTGCTCTGGAAGAACGCGTAGTCCTGCTTATTTAAGTTGTAGTAGTCCTGCGCTAAATCAATCGCCTTGGACTTTAATTCGTATTCTGCGATAGCCATGGCTAGCAGACCTAGACCACGCATACCGCCTTTATCGATAGACATAGACGTCTGGGCCACGAAAGCACCGTCTGCACCGAACGTCTGCATACCTGCGCCCGAGCTATAGCCGAACTGGCCTAAGCTTCGATAAGGTGCAGGTGTGTCTATGCCAAGTTGATTAGCGGCCATTACTGTCCACCGTCGATTAAGAACGGCGCTCCCTGCCACGCATTAGCGTTCGCGGATGACTTAGCCTGTGCGTCGATATCGAACCGGAACGGCGAAGGCTTATCTTGGTAGCCTCCGTTAGTCTGGAACTGCGTCGATACATCATTAAGTCCGCGTTTATATCCTGCGTACTTAGCGATGCCATTCCCATATGTCGCAAGCTGGCTCGCCATATCAACGATGTTATCTTGGTAGTTGCTAAGACTATAATCGAGCGCATGGGATATCGCATTTCCTTGCTTGATACCGATGTTGTGTACCGCTAGACGCTTCGCCCAGCGAGTATCGTTGCGGATATCGAACCACAATTCCTCAAACCGAAATAAGTAGTTTGCCCAATCCACTTGAAGGCGTGCGGTGTCCGTATTTAATTCAACGATTAAGGGGTCAGGCGCGGTGGCGTACATCGCCCCATGCCGGCTCCACCAGCCTGCGATATCCGTACTCGACCCACCTAATGGGCCGCTGTTCGGATCGTACAGCGTAGCTATACGGCCTGCGTAGTTTAGGTTGTAGTACGGATCGGTATACGTGGCTGCGGCCAGCGGCTTCTCCACACCTTGCTGGAAGGTGGCGTAGTAATACTGGCGCTGCGTGTTGTACAGGTTATAGTAACTGCGAGCTAGCGACACATTCTTGAAGCCGGAAATAAGCGAGCCGATACCTGCCGCAGCTTCTACGGCCTGTGTCAGCACTTCCGTCAAGTCAGTTACGAAGCTCGCTGTTGCCATGTCACTTCACGAAATAAGGGGCTAGGTCGATCTTGAGATTGACGCTGACCGTACCAAGGAGCAAGGGACCGCCGGTCATGTAAAGCAGCATCGAGAAGACTTCTAATGCCACGGCCTGTGCGCCCGAAAGCAGCTTGTCGTAGCCTGCGTACTCGTCCAGTTCTTTGTGGCGGATTGTTAGGTCCACCCAATCTTTCTGGGCATTCAACGCTACGGTAATAATGGGCATCAACGCCGGAGCATTCTTATTCCAGAAGTCGTTGCCATTAAGTCCGTAGGTCAAGTCCTGCAAGGCACGTAGGCCGCGACCGGATTCCGGGTGCTTAGCAGCGAGCAGAATATTAGCGATCTGGACACCGCACTCAACGGCATGCAGTCCCCACGCATAGTACCCTGCATTCTTCTCCTTCTTATCGTCGTCTAGCTCCATGTGCTTCATCAGGATTTTACGGATATTGTCGTCCTGCTCCGTATGCTTTTGCAGCCGTTCCCTTACTGTTGTGCCAATGTCCGTCATTGTGTCATTGCCTTTTGTTCGATTAGGTCTGTCGTAGACGACGCCATGTGAATTTCGTGGACGGTAGCGTTGCCATGCACTTCAAGCTGCCATTCTATACCCACGATGCTCGGCGGTAAAGTCAGCGGCTTGTTGCTGGGTACGTTAGTGTCGTATACGCAAACCTCGTCACAGTAAACCTTAACCCGGACAAACCCGTCACACTTATGCACTACCTTGAGCGCACCAAAGGTTGTGAGGCCCGGGAATACGTATTTCTTGCTTCGCCACACATAGCAGTTCTTTGCTGCTTGGGCGTAGCTATTCTTATTAGGCATGTTCGGCAGCGGCATAGTCCATACCGCATTATTTGCCAGTACCGCCATACCATCATTTGTGATGACGCTAGACAGTACCTTGCCCGCCGGATAGTCGAACGTACTTAATCGGGCAATGGGATGCGAACCATCGATACTGGACCCGGTATCGAACATATACCCGATGGATAAAGTCAAGCCGCCATTAATCGGCGGATTCATAAATCCGAAATACGTCCCTCGGAAATACGTGCCGTAAGTAGTGTCTGCGAAGTTAACGTCAGTACATGCGTCTACGTTGGGCGTAACCGAAGTGTCTGTGTACTCCGCATGGTACAGGGGCCGGATGCCACTGGCCACGCCCGCTGTCACGAGGCGCATGCCGTCTTGGTTTAAGGATACGACACCTGCCGCCGACGCGTACAGTACGCCACCAGCGGCCTTAGTCATGGTTCCCGGTAGGCAGGCGTAGTCTTCGTGGAAGGGTTTGATACCTACCTGTAGCCCACCTTCACCCATGGCTAGCGAGGCGATATAGGGTTTGCCGGTCGTGCCGATATAGACGTTATCGTACGAGGACTTCATGTCGGTAATGGTGCCGGGAATACCTTGGATATTCTCAGTCGGCCACGCATGCGTCATGTAGCGCTCGGAGATAGTCATCTGACCATCCGTCGTCGCTGCGACTAACCATCCACCTTCGGTCTGCGTCAGGAAGTTATAGGTCAGTGCATTAGGTGCGTAGAAGTGCCCCGCCAAATATAAGTCCAGCGGGTTATTCGTTACTGACGCGGTATCGATGTAGACGTACTCGCGGAAGACGCCGCCCAAGAAGGCGACGTAGGTTTTCACTTCCGCGATTAAGTACCACTCGGTATCGAACTTATTCTCTACTGCATGGCCTGTATCAAGGCTAGACATGGCCCGATAAATTCGGAGGTAACAATTCTCACGTACAGGCGCGTCACTGATACGTACAGTGAGTGTAGCCGTGTCGCCTTCATATAGCTGCGCATTGGGGTCTTGTTGGGGTATAAGCGCTAAAGGAGATTCTTCGAGACGGCCATTGTTGTTGCGCACCAGTGAGCAAGCGTAAAGCTTGCTCACGGGCTTGTTCGATGCGAACTGTCGGGTATAGGCGATGCCGGAGTAGGTTGAAACTACCGGCGGGGTTACCCCCACTTCAACCACTTGGTCGATCTGTGTATATGCGTTCTGGTAGCATATATTCGACCGGTCATTATCAACGACGAAGGGATTAAGTCCAATGACTGTACCCTTGACGTACTGCGCAGTCTTCATTAACTGCGCGCGTTCTAGGTTAATGGTGTAGAGATTGGTCCCGTCGAACTCAAGCGTATACCGCTGATTAAGTCCGCCTTGGTTACTCTGCCACTTAGCGGTGGGCCGCAGTGTGCCATCCCACAGTAGGCAATTATGCGCTACTGTAGCAATATTAGGTTCAGAATTACGGGCGGCTACTTCCGTATTAATGCCGCCGAATGTCGTGATCCGTATACTTGCCATTAGACAATGATCGCTGCAAGGGTGGCTGTAGCTACTGACTGCGTTCCAGAGAGCGCGGTTGTCGAAATGCCGATGGTCTTAGACGAGACAGTGACACCGGACAGTAGCGCGACGAACGTTTGCTTGCCTTGCTGTGTGATGCGAGAGCTAAAGTACACAGTCGCATCGGTGGCGATGATGCACACGCCATAGCTTGGGACGGTTGAGCCGCCACTATCGATCACCTGAATCTCACCGATCAGCAAGCACTTCTGGCTGCTACTAAGGTTCAGCGACATGGCTGTAGATGCTACGGCATTTGTATAGCTAGATGCCGATTCACCGGCCGTCTGCGTGCCGCCTAACAGCGTGGCAGACAGTGCACTAATAGCCTGCGACACCACCTTTGAAGTGACCGCCATGGTGTCTTCGTTCGCATTGAATGGCGAACTGCTGTCCGCCAATTCTACGATACCTTGGACACCGACTGCGGCGACATTAAGCGTAATATTTGCGACATTAGCCACTTCGGTGACCGTACCACCATTGGACATGGTGATGCCGTATACCGGCGCGAATCCGCTTGCAATATTGGTGATCTGACCTTGCGCATTGACGGTAATACCGCCGAAAGTGCCGGGGGTAACACCTGTATTACTAAGACTGATGGTAGGATTAACGGTTGGCGTACCCGCCAGCGTCAAGCCTGCGCCCACGCTGACCGACTGCACGGTGCCTGTACCGCCTGCGCCTGCGCCTGCGATAGTGAAGCCGGTGGCCCAGCTACCGGACACGGTAACGCCACCTGTGCCCGTGAACGTCGGGGCAGGCAGATTTAAGGTAAGTGTATCGCCTGTGATATTGCCCGTGAGGATGCTACTCTCAAGGACGAGGGTATCGACCCCGCCACCGCTGCTGGACCCACCGCCGCAACCGCATCCATCCCCCGAGCCTTCATAGGAGATAGTGTAGTTAGGCCAGTTGCCTGTGACCGCTACGCCGTTGTCGCCGTTAAAGGTAGGCGTAGACACATTGACGACATAATTGCCTGTCGTCGGCTGGGTCACTGCAACAATACCCGCACCGCCTACGGTGACGCTGGATGGCGACGGGTTAGCTGCAATAATATCCTTGATCGCATCTGCGCCTACATGGTCGTAGAGCGACGTATTACTGGCGGCGAATATCTGCGCCGTAGACCCGGAGCATGCACGGGTCACAACGAGATTAGTCGTACTTAATCCTGTGACTTTGACTTCTTCGGAATAGATACCGTTAGTCAGTGTTAAGTACGTCCAATCGCCGCCCGCAAAGTTTACTTGGGCAGTGAGTACCGCAAGGGTTGTCGCATCCACGGGCAGTAAAGTTGCTGCTGCCGAAATGTTTGCTGTAAGCGACCCTTGAACGCGGGTGTAGAGAATTTTGAGTGCCATTACTGCACCTTATATTTAGTATAGTTACTCTGACCCGTGTAGATACGAGGACCGCACCTACCTAATCCAGACCACGGCGTACTATCTGTGATACTCAGGTATTGTGTACCATTGACGTAAACCGTAATTAAGTTGCCGCTAATCGTAGCCGTGAAGTTAGTAGCGACTCCGCGTGTCCATGTTGGAATGGTGCTCGTGCCGATCTGAGTAGCCGTACCAGCAACAACACGATAAACCGTGACTCGACTGTACGACGCACTACCTTCACTGGACGAGTTATCGTAGCAGGCAACTACATAACGGTTATTAATGTCCTGATACCGTACAGCTACGCCAGAATCGTCCGCCTGTGTCATAGTCCAATCGACACGGAAATCTGTGGCCCGTAATCCATTATAGAGCTTAGCCGCTTCACTACTTCCCGTACCGTGGACTGCGATTAACTGGCCTGCGCCATATGTCCAAGTGGTAACTGGCGAGCTAGCAAGATCGAGGTAATTCCCCAGCGACCCGGTGGTGTAGTCGTCGGAGAAAGCATACACCGCATTGCTCGCGTCCGCCAGATGCGCGCGGATAGGCGGCAAGAATTGGGTGCGATATTTCGCTTCACCCTTTACGATGCGTAGTTCGTCTATGTAGCCATTAAACCTTACCGCTGTAGGTTGTCCTGTCTGGTAGCCCACCAGTAATGGTTTACTGCCTTCGGCCATGGTACCCGTGATTGCTAAGGAGCCTTCTAGCCCGCCATCAAGGTATAGGTAGAACGTTGATCCTAACCGTACGACTGCGGTATGGTGGAACGTATTGAGCGTTACAGTCGTCGTTCCTGTTATCGTCTGTTGGTAGCCTGTGCCATTGCCTGTACCTATGGTAGCTAGCAGCTTACCAGTAGAACTGATGGATAGGTCGTATTGCGCGAACGATCTGCCGAACGTGCCGTCTTTGTCGATAAGACTTTGGCTGCCCGAAGTTAGCGCAGTGCAGTAGAAATTACATTCTACTGTCCAGTCCCCGCTTGTCAGATTAAAGTCATTCGCTGCGGGCGTAGATATATACCCACTCGCCCCATCGAAGTAGCCCGACGATGGCCCAAAGTTTTGCTGCGCAGTGCTAAGCGCTGCCGAACCATTAGCCGTCCACGTAGACCCGATATCGTCATTGAATACGGTACTACCGTTTGCGCCATCGAAATGCAGCAATGCGGCAGTCTTGCCTTTGTTGGAGAACTGTTGTGCGGGCACGACGAAGTTCGCGGTATACCGCGCAAAGCGCGACACGCGAACCTCATCAATATAACCTTTATATGGGTAATTATACGTTCCCGATGTGTAGTCGAATATACCTAGTGTTAGCATATTCGTATATTGAGTACGCGCCACCGATGTAAACTGTAATACATTTACACCATTTAAGTACAGTGTACATGTCGTACCTTGTTTAACGCAGGCGAAATGGTACGTCGTGTTAGCGGCTACGGTAACTGTAGTATTGCCGCCGGAGCTATTATTGCCGTTGGAATCCTGCTCTCCGAAGTTGAGAGTATTATTTGTACTAACCGTTAGTAAGATTCTGCCGTGAGATTGGTTGCCATCGTAGTTAGACCATAGGGTTCTGATGTATGACGTACTAAGTTGGTCTAAGCAGAAGAATCCTTCTACTGTGTAATCCGAAGAATTAAGCGCCGCTACGTCTGTGGTATACAGGTAATTAGTACCTGCACCATCGAAATAGTACGAGGTAGACCCAAACATTTTCCATGTAGGGCTAGGATAGACATGCGACGACGAGCCGCTCAGGTTCCAGCGGTTACCTACTTCGTCCGTCGGCTTAGCTACCGTGTAATCAAACTCGCGCAGTGGAGGTGTAAAGTCTGTGGTGTACAGCCCCGTGCCTGTGATCCAGCGAACGCTGTCGATATAGCCAGAGAACCATCGACTACTAACGCCCTTCTCACCGCCGATCCATGTGCCGGTCTGGTTTACGAAACTGGTTGTATAGTTCGCGATGGTATTGCCTAACACTCCATTGACGAAAAAGTAGAGTGTGTTGGACTTACGTACGATAGCGACATGGTTCCACATGAACGGGCGGACAGCGACGATAGACTTGTTCGCGTTATATCCATCCCATAACTGTAGCTGGTAGTTCTGGCTACCTAAGAACACCACGAAGCATCCATTCGCTGTATTCCAGCCGCCGAAAATCCAGCGGTCGTTAGCATCGACTGCTGTAGTATCTTGTACCTTAGTCGGGTAGACCCATGCCTCGAATGTAAAGTCTTGAGTACCGATACCTACGAAGTTAGTCGGGCCAGTATAGCAGCAGTTCACCGATCCATCGAAGTACATGGAACTCATGCCATACTTTTTATTAGTGGTAACGATCTTAGCTGTACCACCTGCCGTCCACGTATTACCTGTTTCGTCGGTAAACGTCGTCGTATTGTTCGGCTGATCTGCGCGTATAAGCGCTTTATGCGTATAGGTATTCGTCTCGCAATGCAAAAGCGCAGCGGTATTCGACCACTGCGCGTCGCCTAAATCGACGGGTACGGTTCCGGTAATTGCCAGGTATAAGGCTGTGTGCGCGAGCAATCCGATCACGAAGCTACTCCCTGCATGGTGTATTCCCAGCGGGTGCCCTGATCGAACGTCGTCGCCATCAGAAGGGTGTAGAGCGCCGCCGTGGCGACCGGGGAGGACAGACTACCCGTGGTGGCCTTGAAGGCGCTTGGAAGCGCAACCGTGCGGTTTCCGGTGGCGTCCTGCTGCATGCGGATAGCGATGGTCTGGCCGATCCCCGCCGCTGGCAGATTGGCGAACACGATGCTAGTCACGTTGGCATTAAGCAGCAACGTGAAATACGAACCTAGTGAACAGTCAATCGTAACGACGCCCGCCACAATCGCAAGCGCATTAACCGGACTCTGCGCGTTGCGCTTAGTCGTGTAATACTTATTGGTCGGTGTCGGTGTCGCTTCGGGGACGTTATCTGCGGTTAGAGCAACCGCTCCGGTCTGCCCATTGACGGACGAGACGGGGTAGGCCGGCTCAAATAAATTGGCCACGTCTTGCACGGTCGCGTGCTTACTAGAGCCGCTACCGGCACCGTCTTGTATTTCAATTAACTCCGAACCTACCAGTGGAGTTTTCGCAGGCAGATCACTGATGTACTTACCCATTATTGATACACCCTATAATCGCCTGAATCTGTAATTCTGTAGTCAAATGCGCCTGTCAAATACACTTGACGTAGTGGTAAGTATTGCAGCGGGATCGATGGCGGCTCGGTACTAATGCAGCACCCTACATTATCGGGGATATCATCAATATACGTGCCATCGCATGTGATGCCGCCTATACCTAGTAAGTTCAGTTCGGGGTAGAAGATATTAACTCCATCCCATGACACGCCGCCGCTTACATTAAGGGTATACCCTATGTACGTTGTAGCGTCCTGTACTTCTGACCATGTGAGTCCGTACTTAATAGACCGGCCTGCAATCCATGTCTTCCGATGCGTGCCTTCTAGTCCGCGCTGCAATAGAACCTGATTGGTCGCCTGTAGCCCAAGGACTTTGACAACTTCCCTGCCAGCGATGACTAGGTAGCAGTAGTCCGTGCCCAGCAACGTATTTAAGTACAGCCACGTTGCCGCGTCCACTGTAGCGACGTAACCTTTCTCGCTAAGCGGCTGAACAAGGTATCCATTAGCGAGATAAGCGCGCTTCATAGTGGGGGCGTCTGCATCTTAATCTGTAGTCGTTGAATACCGTTCATACCGACCTTGACTAGCGTGCCGCCCACTCCGGCCCGAACGAGTAGTTCGGCGGTGTATCGGTCGCGCTGTCTACGGTGATATAGATTTCCGTTGTTGGTATAGAACAGTAGAATGTCCGATGTATTGGAGTTTATCTGCCGTTTGTCGTCTAAGGTGCATGCTACCGAAGTAACTCCTACGGGCAGGGAACTAAACACCATCCCCGACGACACGGTATCATACCACCAGTATTGCCATTGACCGCCCTGAAAGAACGCCACGAAGGGGTTCATGTTCTGGTCGAAGCATCCTCTGATGTTCTCTATGCCATCCTTAGCGAACAGAGCGATCTTCGGTTGATTAGGTGCATTGACGTAGGCGTAATGGGCATCATACGTAAACGTCCATAGCTGGTACTCAAGCCCCATCGACGTGTTATTGAGTGCGACGCCGCCTTCTTCGGTGTCCTGTAGGTCCGTAGGGTCTTGTGTGTCGCGCCCGCGCCATGTGTACTTAATGGCGATCTGGGACAACGAATTATTAGGCATCGCCATATTACGAACCTGCTGGGTAGCGGCCCCATGCGAAGCGGAAGCCCATAGTAAGCTGCTGTCCCGCGATCTTGTTGATCGGTGCGCTTAGGTTACCGAACTGCATACGCTGGAAGCGGCTTTCTGCCGAGAAGGAATTAATACCGCCTGCGTAATTGGCCTGTGTCGCCGTAAACGTTACGTTCTGAACATCCACATAGCAGGTATCGGAATTGACGATATCGTTTACGAACGTCATCGTGCAATTGCCGGTATAGCATGTAAAGCTTGTACTCGATCCTGTTGGGGCGCCTGTATTGATGCCCATGTTGCCGGAGTATACATAGATATACGTAGACGCGTAGCCGTTGCTGCCAGAGCTTGACTGGAGGGTCCAGTAACACGCCGTAGGCGTCGCCATGTTCATTATGCGGTACGTACCTGTCACCGGACTACCATTCACGTTGAAAGTAAACGCGTGGTCAGTCGGGTCCAGATAGAACAGAATTTGATACGTGACTGTCAGAATTTCATTAGACAGTACGGTGATCGACGTCGGGTTACCATTAGAGTCTACGATGAGTGCGCGACTGGTAAGTGCTAACTGCCCCGTGGGGTTATTCGGGGAGAATGTACCGATTTCAGTCAGATTACCTGCGGCTGCTCCTGTCGGGAAAACGAAGGTGTACGTCAGCACCCACATAGGCGGCGTTGAGCCGTTCTGGGGTACATAACTCATAATACCTGCGGGGTTGTACGACCCCTGCGCACCGACTTTAGTTAGGTAGTTAGCTAACTGTGTGTCAGTGTTTTGGGGGGTAGTGTTACCTGTACCTACCGCACAACCCGCTGCCCACTCATTGATAATGCCAGCCGTCGCCATATTGACGAGGCCAGTATTAGTGATGAGATTGCTGAACCACCCTGTGTCATGGCTGAGCGTACCAGACTTGGCTTTATGCACCTGCATACGGTAGCGCCCACCTAAACCTGCATAGGCGGTGGGTATCTCTAGGCCATCGGCATTAAACCCGCGCGGACCTTTCGGGAGAATGAGAGCTTGATCCGGGGTAATTATTCTGCCCATTATGCTACCGTCATATTAGATACAGATATAGTACCATACAATTGGTCTATATCAGTGGAGTAAGTCACTGCGCCGCCGTAGAGTAATGCAGACAGTGGGTATGCGTCCGAGTACAAGTTTTCTGTAGCTGCGTAGGTATGATTAGCGCCGTACAGTAATGAGTCTTCCACTACTATCGTTGCGTACGCTTTATCCAAGAACGCGTAAGAATGGGCACCACCATACAGATTAAAGTCTTTTGCGGTCAGCGTTGCGGCTATACGCATGTCTACTTGCGTAAACCACTTGTTCAGCAGTTGGAAGTCAAAGGGCCAGTTAAACGGGTGCCCGTCTTTGGCTCGCCCCTGTGGCATCCCATCAATGCCGCTGTCCGTGATATTAAGTGGGTACAGCATCGACGTAAAGTAGAAAAACGGCCCATCGATCCCCGGTGCGCCATCTAACCCTTCGCCGCAACACCCGAACGCGCCAATCTTATCCGTAATAACCAGTTCGCCCAAATCGGTGTAGTATGTTTCGATACCGCCTACCGTCTGGGTCGTAAGTGTCGGGTAGCCTACAGTCCATGTGCTGCCTGTGTTATCTACGGTCGCTGCGCCATAGCCGCTAGCATATAAGTTCAGTGGAGCGCTGTTAGTAGCATCCTGAATCTCTTGCTGGGTCAATTGGTATTTGACTACCGATCCAGCCGGGTACGAATGCCGCTGACCATTAATTCCACGGTCTACTTCTAGCCCACTAAACTCCATATGCAGTCGGATAATCTCTACCTTATCCTGCCACATAAGGCTTAGATATGTCCAGTCTCCTACGTCGAGCTGCGCAGCCAGATACGCCCCTAGCGTACTGTCCACGGCGATATCTTCGGACGTACTCGCTAACGGTGTTGTCAGTGTTCCATTAGCGAGATAGAGTCTCTTAATCACAGCATCCACTTGTTAGCGGGGCAGACAGTACGAACGAGGGGAACTCACCGCCGACTAGCACCTTGTCTGAGTCCGAAGTAATACTAATCTCCGGTACATAGATGCTGTAGCTATTCGTCCCTGTCTGGGTTACTTGGACAATACCGGCACCTTGGATATTAATCTGTCCGAGCATGCGCTCGCTAATCATATCCGCGATGGCAGTATCACCTAATACGAATTCTACCTCGGTATTAACCGGAAACGCTTGCGCCGTGGTTCCATCCTGTGCGCGTACTACCGAGATAGTGTTACCAATAAAACCGGCTGTGCGGACGACTTCGTATGTGGTAGACGTTTTGATTATTAGGAACGTGTAGTTACTACCTTGAAGTGCCAAGCGTAGCTTGGCCAGCATTTCATCATTAACGGTAATCGTCGCTGCGAACGATGTAAGCGCTACCGTTAACTCACCGCACAGTCCGTAAAGGGCCTTAAACATGTGAGCTACCTACCACGTATGGCTGGATTTTATCGTAGATGAATTGCACCTCACCGACGAATGTGCCCAGATAATAGAACCTAGCGACGTAGCGACCCCCGCTTTGGTTAAATACCTGGTCGTCTAGTACGAAGGTGAATTTATTTTTGCAGGACTCTAACGGCGTGTACTGTGCTATCGGAGACGGCGGGTAGTTAGTGTAATACTGCGCTAACTTCTGCACCCGATACACTTGGATATTAGTTGCGCCGGTCGTCTGAATCGTGGTTGGATCAAAGTCCGCTTCCACGTACAAGAATGGGTTCTTCTTGCTTACATGCGCGTAAGGTAGCTTCATACGATCCTCACAGGCTTAAAGTCATTACTGCGTACCTGTCGGTTCGTGCCTGCTAGTGAGCGCGCATCTAAGACGCCCTTTTCGTACTCGCGTTCGTAATACTGCGCCAACTGTGGGTTGGTCCAGTCTTTGCCCGGGATACGTAAGCAGTCGGCCACTACACCTAGCGCGATCCTGCGGCCATACGGTGTAGCCAGACTTAAAGGGATTTGGTTCACGAAGTCGGTGGGGATTAAGTTCACGAAGACCTTTAGCCCACACTTACGGTCTACGCTAGGCACGCTGCGCAGTCGGATAACATTGTTGTCGATAACATCGAAGTTGTGCTTGAATTCGACGCGCTGCATGCCGTACCAGTAGTAGCCGTAGTGCCCACCTTCGATACCTACGATGCTAAAGACTTGGTAGCCTTCCGGCGCGCATAGCTGATAATCGACCACGCCTGACTGGTAATCCATCACCAGTTCTGCGGTCATAATCTTCGTACGTACGCAGAAGTCAATAAACTTCTGGCGCAGAAGATCGAGCGCCATAGCATGCGGGACGCTAGGCACTACACCGACCACATGGCGTAACAGGGTCGAGAGATTAATTAATTCCTCGAAGTCCTGCGTATCGACACTGTACCCATTCATCAGCTAGTCCTATTACCTTGGCCCGTCTGGCCTAAGTAATACCCACTCTTGAACTTAGCGTCTTGGCGGTAGTTCACGCCCATGACGGTGTAGAACCGAGTAAAGTATTTCTCGCTTTCCTGCTGGGAAGATACGGAGTCAGCATTAAGTGCTAACGCCTTACCCATAATAAAGTCTAGGCAAGTATTGATGTACTTGCTATTAACTTCAAGGGTATTGTCCCAATCGGTCAAGTCGTACTTAGGTGTAATACCATCGACCCACACATTGACCTTCGGGGATAACCCCGGCGGCACAGGTGGGTCAACGATAAACATATTCGCATTGTTCTGCGTTACCGCTGCCGACCGTACCTTATATTGAGGCATGCCGTTGCGGAAAGCAATATCTGGGGGATTGATGTCATACGCACTGAATGCGTTAGACAAGTCTTCATCCATCGGAACGATCTTGCTACCGTCCTCATTGGAGTAGACTGTTTGAACTGCGGTCTTACCATCAATCGTTTGCAGTGCCCCCTCAACCAACGTTACAACGACACTGTTTGCGAAAGCTTCAGGACGGTAAGTACCAATCTCGGCCAGTGCGAGGTTTAAGTAGTCCAAAAGAAGGGCGCGCCCCCACCGAGTGAAAGCGCGCCCATATCGCTGATCGTTGAGTTGGGAGGAAGCATGAGTAATGTATTCACCCACAGTATTCATGCTTGTTCCTCTTAATCAACTGGTTGTGACTTCCTGTTCCTGCTTCTCGCTCGGATTAGGTACATACGGCTCGAAGTCATTTAGCTTCGCAAGATTCCGTTCGTAGATATAGATGTTTCCATTCCGCTTATCGCGAAGGTACACCTTATCCTCGATGTACTGACTCTCACTCATGTTGTACTATCCTTAGAAGTTAATCGGGAACATTTCACCGAGGTCGCAGTAGACAGCTTCCACGTTGAGGCGGAGGTTACCGAAACCTGCAAGGTTCGCCTGAGCCAGCGTAGACAGCGTAAGCTGCAACATGTCAGGCTGGGTACCCACGTACGTTGCAGTTGCCAGCGAGTTGGCTGTGACGCCCGTACCTGTTGCGTAAGCCGCTGCACCCGGTGCGGTCCACTGTGCCGAAGCTACGGTACAGTCAATTGCAGTCGAAGCCGCCGCACCGCCGAAGAACAGACCAGCAGCACTACCGAGCTTTACTGCAACGGCGGTACCATTATCTGCGGGCACTTCCACTTCAACGTAGGCACCGAACAGCAAGCCCTTAGCCGGCAGAAGCAGAATGTTCAGGACATCACTTGCGGCAACTGCGTTATTATTGAAGTAGTCGCGAAGCGCCTTATCATTCTTGAAGTCGAGCACACGCTTGAGCTTGTACAGCGCGGGAGCTTGGTGGACTGCCGAATCGATCTTAGCGAGCGCCGGGTCTGCTGCGGCAAACGTATATGCGGGCCACTGACGGCGCGACATCTGCGAGTTCGCGGGACCACCATCCCAAAGTTGATGAGTCGTCATTACTTAGCTCCTATTAGGTACCAGTGAAGGTGGCGTACAGGTGGACCAGCGCGTCGGCATACAGCACCTTAAAGCCGTAGACCGAGAGGCCCTGATAGTAGTTCGCCCAATCATCCTTATCGGTAACGACACGGCTATCTTCGATCTGGGCTGCGAAGGCAGTAGCCATCTTGACACCAGCCACGATGTGGTAGCAACGGTTTGCACCGTCCATCACGCTCGGGACGTTCTGCGATTCCAGCACCGTGAAACCCGCCACGGTATCAGGCAACTTGCCATTCACCATCGGTGAACCACTGAGGCCGGTAGCGTACGCCAGACGCAGTTCCGAGTTCTTCATGCTCGTAAGTGCGACTGAGGGGAGTACGATAAAGCGGCCATCGCGCGGAGCTAATGCTTCATCAAGCACCTGATGAATCTGCGATAACACAAGCACTACGTTAGTAGACGACACCGAAACAGGTGTACCTGTTACGCCCAAGTTGATGTTCTTAGACACCAGACCTGCGGTAGCGCCCTGATTGTAGGTAGCTACACCTGTCCACATTGCGGTAAGCAACTGCGGGTCGATAGCACGGGTCAGTTCGTAACCCGCCGACTTCAGGAAACCAGCCTTCCACTTATCGAAGTTCTGAATCTGGCGTTCGTCGATATGGTTCATCTTGATCGAGAACGTCTTGGCGTAGTCGATGGTCATGGTGACCGGCTCGCCATCGATCGTGTCGTGCTGAATCTTGCCGTTCTTGTCGTAGTCGCGAACAATCACCTTCGGTTCACGCATGAAGGTAATCTGGTCACCACCCTTCTGCAAGTCGCCAGTATACTCCGTGGTGGAGATATCGCTGTAGACCGTAGTCGTGTAGAAGCGTTCCAGCAAGTCCATGCGGAAAAGCGGGGTGATGAGACTATTGCTGTATTGCGGGTAACCACTTGCGGCAGGGATAGACATTTAATTCTCTCCGTTATTTACTTATTGTAATCCACTCGGCCTTCTGCGTCGGCCTTGTTGTATTGGTCTTTAATCTTCTCGTATTCAGAAGCGTCCATCTGGCCCTTGATGTATTTATCGTGGGCTTCCTTTCGCTTACTAAACGGGAGCTTTTGTTCTTCCTGTCGCGGCGCGGCTTCCGCTGTACCACCACCCGGCTTCGCTCCTTCGTAGCCTGTCTGAGTCGGCTTGGGAGTACCCACACCGTACTTAGCCTTGAACTTATCGAACAGCTTAACCATACCCTTGATATTCTTCTTATCAATGTGGTTACGTACAAGCTGTCCAACTTGCAAACTTGTGTCGTCATCAAACGATTCTAAGAATGCTTGCCAGTGTTCGTGTTCGACGCATTCTTCCATGTTGCCGACTTCTTCTGCTACGGCTGCGGTATACGCATCTACCGTAGACTTCACGACTGCACCGGCTGTACTTTCTGCGACCGACTTCACCTGATCGATTTTGCTAGTGACTGTGGGCAGCATTTCCTTAATCATCTGCGCACAGATACGCTTAGCTACTTTCTCAATTAGCGGGATCGACTCGCCGTAATCTGCTTGCTCCTGTTCGGTCACGCCTTCGACGGTGGGAGCCTCCCAAACGTCCGCCGTTGCAGCCGGGGCGCTGGGCTTGGGATTACCCTTAGAGGCGTCCTCAAGCTCTGTCAAGCGCTTCCGCATCGCCTCCATGTCCATGTTGAGCATTTCGAGCCGACCCTCGGCGGCGCGGGTCTTGCCTGCCGCTGCCTGTAGGTCATTAAACTCTGTGCGGGTAATTGTGATTCGCTCACCTTCACCGGGAGTTGGCTGCACTTCCGTTGTCGAGGTAGGTGCTACTTCGGCTACCGGCTCCGGTGTCGGAGTAGGTGCAGTCGGAGTCTGTTCTTGGGCTTCCAGTGATGCCCGCTTTGCTGCCATAGATGTCGGTAAGCTCATGGTTCTCTAGCTCTCTCTAGTTCTTTGATTAGGTCACTCAACTCTTGTGCACGTCCCTGTAGTTGCTTGAACCCAGCATCGCCAGAGATTGTGAGTTGATCCTTTACATCATTTAGTCTTGCCTGAATGTAAGAAAGCAGTGGCCGGTTTACACCTGACGCCACTGCTCGCCTAAACTCAGCTTGGATTTTATCGTCCATTAACTCGATGTCTTGAAGCCCACGCGGTTCTTCGCGGGCTTCGGCAGCGGAGTATTACCAAACTGCACACGCTTCGGGCCTGCGCCCGAGTTGCCCTTATTGTTGACGGGCGCATTGCGCGGGTTCGCAACCGACTGCCGAAGGGGCAGCTTGCTTGACACCACGTTCTTAGTATCGTTCGGGAAGCTCTTACCAAAGCTCACAGTTCCCTGAGCCCCCGGGTTGTACGTCAGGCTCGTAGACTTAGCCGAGCCGGGACCACTACCAAAACTTGTTTTCTTATTAGCCATTGTCATGCACCTTGCGCAAGGTTTACAGGTTGTGGAAACGGAGCCATTTGTGGATTAGGTTGTGGTTGGCTCTGTGGCGGCAGTGGTACCGGTGTACTTGTTCCCCGGTTCAATGCTGCACTTTGGCTCCCTAATAGACTCTGCAAGTCTGCGATGTTACTTGCTGCGTCCGGGTCAGGGATGATCTTGTCAATCGGCAATCCTGTATTCTGTAGCAGTGAACGCAGAATGTAATCCAGTGCCGTCTTATCCAGTAGGCCCATTTGTACGTACGGAGTAAGCAATTGCAGAATCTCTGTCGTGCGACTCTGTGCCAACTCGCGTTGCAGTAGACCTGTTGCTCCGCGTGCCACTACCTTTGCATCTGCCTTAATACCCATATCAGTCGAGACGATCATATTGTAGTAGTAGAAACCTTCCACTACTGGCGAAATGATATCCCGGTCGATATTAAGTTGTACGTTCTTGATACCCTTAGCTGCATTACCCATCAGCATCGACAAGCCGCCAAGTGTGCGACCTGCACCTGCTACCTGCGGGTTACCAAGCACGTAGGCAGGTACGCCCGATAGATCGTCCGCCATCTTGTTGTACTTGTCAAACACATTCATCAAGTCCGGCGCAACCGATTGCACATTATGGAACTTGAAGGCTGGCGCACCTGTGCCCGTGATGTCTGGACCGACCCGGAAAATCTTGTATGGCTGGGCCTCTGTCTCATCGTCACTACTGGACAGGCGGTCAGAAACTACCTCACCAATGGGGCCGGAACTATATGCCATGTTACGTACGGTTGCCCGTGACGCTGCATTGCATACACGCTGAGTATCGTAAACTAAATCTACAACACTCTGACCCCAGATAGAATTATTAACTTTAACGAAGCTAGTCGCGTAGATCGGGCGATTACCGAGCGGGTTCGGATTAAGTACGGCACGGATCGTATAGTTACCGATCACCCATACTTCTGCCTCGTAAAACTTCTGAGGATCATCTACGATGACATTATTTTCGATAAGATATTTACCTTCAATCTTACCGTTATAAATCACAGTCTCAAGACCGCGCTTCATAACTAATGTCTGGCGACGATCTTCCAGATAGGCGCGTGTACTATCCTCCATCTTATTAGGCTTATATCCATGCTTGTACTCATCGAGCACCTGACGGATATTAGGTTCTAAGAATGTGGGTACGCCAATTAATTCGTGTACTGCTGCATGTGTAAACTCCGGCGCCTCAATCATGTAGTCGCCATTATTTACATTCGTCGCATTCGGTGCAGGGTATACATCGAATGGATTCATCTGCCGTACTTGCGGTACAGCTTTCTGCTTAACCTCGAACTTATTGCCATCCCATTCCGGGGACGGTACATTCATTTCGATAGGCCCACGCAGGAACGCAGTCGGGAAGACTGTTAAGTCATCAATAAAGTTCGCATAAGTATTGACCCAGCCACCTTCGGTCATCTGGTCATTAATGCGCGTTTCCATACGCTTTGTTGCGTCCGTGGCTTGCTTCTGATTAATGTCCTGTAGTACCGACTTAATCTGTGTGGCACGATCCTTCAAAGCATCAAAGCTCTGAAAGCTAGGCAATTCTTGAAGCAACGTTTCGATGGCCTGTGCCATGAGACGTTCAGGTAACTCTGGTTCAGGAGTGGGGTCGATTGTCCACGGCTTATCGATATTGTTGACGATAATATCAATAAGCCACGATGCAGCCGCACGCGCTTTAAGCGCGCACAGTCCGATATAGATATTATTGTACGGCCCGAAAGCAGTTTCTTCATCCGGCAAATACTTACAGCGCTTGGCGTACATATTACGTACAAGCAAGTCTGTGATACCGGCATTCCACTTATTCTGCTTGGCGATAATATACTGGCGCTGCACGTATGCGGCGAGATTATCTTCCAAGGTTGTATTGCTGATTTCACCTAATCCGAAGTTACTCGGGTCCGGGATATCAGTCCCTTCAAGTGTCGGATCGGTATTAGGGGCCGCCATTAGAGTCTGATCCCTGTATAAAGCTGATGTCATCTAGCTGCTTATAGCACACTTGCAGCTTAGCTTTTCTTTGATTGGCGATAATCAGAGCCGTATTGACGTAATCGTCCTTCGGTTCCGGGATCGTCTTATCGTGTGTAGTGTATTTTGCAGGAACAGCCACGTACTTGTAAACAGGTACTTTGACTTCCTTATACTGGATAATCGGTTGCTGCGAGGCGCAGCTAGCCAAGAACAGACACACACCGACTATCAGTAACCCAAAGCGGCGGGGCATAAGCGCTCCTGTAAGACGGCGCATTCCGGCTTCGTCTTATTAAGTGTAACTTTCTTTTGGTAGTTCTGCTGACTCAAAGCAGCGTTCTGTTGGAAGGCTGCTAGCGCATCACTCGCTTTCTTCTCACGCTGCTC